AGCCTGAAGGCTTGGCTAGAATCGGTGATAACCTAACGAAACTAATACCCACAATATAAAAACATCATGGCAGCAGATAGCGCACAAATAGCAGATATGAGGGGGCTTCCCATCAAGGACTTAATCCTTTCGCCCATCCTAGCGGCGAGTGATGGAGGCACGGCACTTGCGAAGTCCACCCTAAACTTCGTGAGCGAGATAGGATTCGACACCGACAAGGACGGCAACACCACCACAAGGTGCATCAGCGTTGACATTGAGCGCCCTGTTAAGGGTGATGATGACGAGATTACGATGGTGACCCAAACCATCCAAACCCCCGTGCTGTCGCTGGTTCAAATCCCCAACGTGGGCATCACGGATGTAAACGTGCACTTTGATATGCAGATTGCGGCCCACACCGACAACACTTCCACCAAGGGTGACACGGAGGTGGACGGCTCAACCACAGATGTTCATGCGTCAGCGGGGGGCAAACTCTTTGGGGTCACCTTTGATGTGGGCGGGAGCCATAACAATACCCACACCGGGACAGTTACCAGTAGCAGCACCCAAACCCGAACCACGGATTTCTCCAGCCGGTACACGATAAATTGCACAGCCAAGAACCTTGGCCCTGCCGAAGGAATGGGCAGGCTAACCCAAATGTTGTCAGAGCAAATCAATGTGATTGATGCTGCAGCCCCGTCTGGCGGCAAGTAAGCAGAATGAAACAGAACCATTAACACCGCAAAAATGGATAAGTTGCGCCAAGGTTACAAAAAGGTTTCTTACTCTGTGCCAGAGGTGGCTGAAATAATGGGAATCACCAAGTACAGGGTGAGAATGATGATTAAGCTTGGGCAAATGATGGCAATTCTAGCAGGCAAACAACTCCTGATAATGAACACAGAACTGGAAAGGATACTAAATAAACGTGGATAATGCCCTAACAATAAGAAGCAACCGGCACGGTCTTGGCCATAGTCAGCGTTGGATTGATAAACCCCAAAAAGCTGCCTCCGGTCGAGGGATGGGTATTCATAAAAGGAACGGAGTCTATTGGTTTAATAACCATAAAATCAAAGACCTAGTTGCCTTCTGCCGCCGCGAAGGGCTGATTGTCGCTCCTAATGCTAACGTGGGGCCAAATGACTAATCAAGTTAATCACAACCCCAAACTAAACTTGTGTTTAATTATTAAACTCGCACAAACCCCACTCCTTTAACCTGTATTGAGCCAAATTAACTGTTGAACAGCCCCCCTGTTCACGCTGCATCCTTGTTCCTCGATGGCTGGAGCAACGACAGGCAACCGCTTAACTTCACCAACGCCTACCAGTAATGGTAAGCATCCGGGGGGTAGGCCCAAAACCATCTTTGACCTAGACTTGGTTGAACGGCTTGGTGGAATCAACGCTACCCTTGCTGAAATGGGGACTTTACTTGGCTGTTCTCACGATGTGATTCAACGCCAAATGAAGGGTGAGGAAAGTCAGTTTCGCGTTTCCTATGAAAAGGGAAAGGCAGAGCTGCAAACTTCTCTCAAGCGTAAACTGATTCAACAAGCAATGGATAGGGACAATGTTATCAGCCTTATCTTTGCCCTTAAAAACATCTGCGGCTTTACCGATAGGGCAGAGGTTAACGTGGAACACTCCGGGTATATTGCCAGCGAGAAGCAGTTGGTAGTCCAATGGCAGGAGATGCTTGGCGCTCCCAAGCTAGAGAACAACTGAATGGATAAAGCGAAAAGAGCGGAAATCCTTTTTGGGCTGATGTTGCCTTACCAACAACGGTGGGTGGCAGATACGTCCCGCTTCAAGATATGGCTCAAGTCCCGGCAGATAGGGGGGTCACTCGGCACCGCCTTTGAGGCTGTTGCCAGTTGTGTGGACAAACCTAACACCGATTGGGTGGTGCTTTCAGCAGGCCAAAGGCAGTCGGAGGAATGGATGCTGAAGGGCAACAGGGTTGCGAGGATTGTGTCTGATGCAATGGATCTACCCAAGCCTGACTGTAGGACGAGCGAGGTAAGGTTCCCCAATGGCTCAAGAATCCTTGCTCTCCCAGCTAACCCGGACACCGTGCGTGGTTATTCAGCCAACTTGGTGCTGGATGAGTTTGCCTTCCACGAAAGGCCCGACCGCATCTACGAGGCCATTTACCCTGCAATCTCCAACCCTTTGAGGGGTGAGCTAAAGCTCCGCATCATCAGCACCCCGGCAGGGCGCAACTCCAAGTTCTTTGAGATATGGAACAAGTCGGAGGAACTGAACTTTGTAAGGCATAAGACAACCATTCATTCAGCAATCGAGGAAGGGTTGCCAATGGATATTGAGGCATTGAAGATAGGGTTGGATGACCCCGAGGCTTGGGAGCAGGAATATGAATGCGAATTTGTTGATGCCACCAATGTGCTGCTCCCCTATGCGCTCATTGACGAATGCGTGAGTGACGAGGCAACCCTAGATTGTGAGGAGCAGAACGGGAATGCTGTTCGCTTTGTAGGCATAGACATTGGGCGAAAGCATGATCTGACTGTAGCTTGGACGCTTGAAAAGGTTGGCGATGTGATGTGGACGCGGGAGGTTCTGGTTCTCCGAAACACCCCGTACCATCTGCAAGAGGAGCTTCTGTCTGACCGCATCAACAGGGCTACCCATGCTGCCATTGATTCAACAGGGATTGGCAACGCAATAAGCGAATCCTTGGCCAAGCGGTTTGCCTTTAAGCTGGAGGAATGCACGTTCACGCAGGGGTTGAAGGCCAAGATATTCCCCGGTTTACGCAGGGCATTCCAAGAGCGGGGCTTGAGGGTTCCAAGGGATAGGGCCATACGAGAGGATTTACATTCGGTCAATGAGTTGACCACGCCGGGAGGAAACAAACAGTACAGGGCGGTGAGGCGTTCAGATGGTCACGCCGACAGGTGTACCGCATTGGCTTTGGCCAACTATGCCGCTCTGTTGAACCAAGGGTCAGGGGCAATCCAAGAGACTGACAACATAATGCTAGGCCGAGCAAGGTTGGCAGGCTTGAGGCCCACGCTGGTATGATTGCAGAATTGAGTAACCGTTTAGGGGAACTGTTCAAGGCCAAAAAAGGGCTGAACGGAGCATCCATAGGTAAGAGGGTTATTGCGCCCAACAACCGTGACCGGATGGATAGCAATTCGTTGGGGAGCAAGCAAAGCCCAGCCAATGTAATTGCCATCCTTCGCACAGCCCTGAACGGGGATATTCGGCAGCAATACCAAGTGTATGAGTTGATGGAGGACTCATGGGCTAGGCTGGCAAAGAACCTTCACGAACTGAAAAGCGCAGCGGCAGGGGCAACCTACACCGTCATGCCATTCACCGACAGAGGGGAACGGCCAACAGATTCAGCGCAGGAAAAGGCAGACTTTGTTCAGTACGCAATTGACGATTGGATAGGCAATCCGATTGAGGGAACTAACGGCTTCCGTAATGCCATTTACGATTTATGCGATGCGGTAGGTAAGGGGTTCAGCGTGCAGGAAATCCTTTGGGAAGTGAAGCCCGAGGGGATTTGTCCCAAATCAACCTACTTCTGTCATCCTCGTTATTATTCGTTTCCATACGATAAGACTGACCTGATGCTTTCGCCCCAAGGCGATGGGGTTTATGAGGAGTTCCCAAGGAACAAGTTCCTCATTGGCATCTACAAGAACCGTTCAGGCAACTCGATGGGCTACGGGTTGTTGAGGCAGTTGGCCTATTGGTGGAGTGGCCAGAACTTCTGCCGGGATTGGTTGCTTAACTTTGCCCAAGTGTTTGGTCAACCATTGAGGTGGGCGACCTATGACCCCGGTGCTGCCGCCAACATTAAGAACGACATAGCCGATATGCTGGAGAACATGGGTTCAGCGGCATGGGGAGCGTTCCCGGCAGGGACACAGGTGGAGTTCAAGGAGGCAGGGAAGTCAGGGCAGGACAATCCTCAAAGCTATTTCATCACCGTAGCTGATAAGCTTTGTGACATAACAATCCTTGGCCAGACCTTAACAACTGATGTGGGGGATTCGGGGAGCAGGGCTTTAGGCGAGGTACATGAGAATGTTCACCGCACAAGGTTGCAGGACATTTGCGAATGGGCAGCGGATGTATTGAATGAACAGCTTATCCCCTCCTTATGCGAATTGAATTACGGGGACACCTTTGAAATGCCCAAGCTTGTCCCTGACCTTGCTGGCCCAAGTGACCCTGTGCTTGAGGCGCAGAGGGATCAGATACTTTTAGGAAGCGGAGTGGAGATGCCACGGGAATGGTTCTATGACAGGCACGATGTGCCAATGCCCCAATCCGGGGAGGAAGTCATTACCCCTCCAGAACCATCCCCGATGCAATCACCTATGTTCGCCAAGGATGGAGTGGTAGAAGCTGCACAGAGGGCAGAGCCGGGGCCAAGGGATAAACTGCTCAACAACGTAATGGAGGATATTACGGGGGTAAGCGAGGCATGGCTTGCTCCAGTTAAACCGGCATTTGTTCAGTTGGTGAGCAAGGCAATGGATGAGTCGGTGACTGATGAGGACTTTGAAAGGGCAATAGCCAAGGCGGCAAACACGATGCCTGAACTGTTTGACAAGCTCGATACGAAGGTTTTGCAGGACGCAATGGAGAGGAACATGGGAGCAGCGATGGTAAACGGAGCGGTGAAACGCTTTGAAGCTTCCCCATTGGCCAAGGTTGAGGAGGCACCAGTATGATTGCAACCAAGGTAGAACTGCCCTCTGGCATTGCTCGTTTGAAGTTCTCTGACAAGGAGCTTACGGATGTGCTTATGGCTGGGGGGAATGAAGTTTCAGAATACCTCAAGAAGTTTTATAGGGAGAAGGATGCGAAAGAACCAAACAGGCTTGCTCCCGGCAGAAGGACACATTTCTGGAACCGAAGGATTGGGGGCAATGTGCAAAAGCCTCAACCGGACGGGGCCGGGAAGGTAGTGGTTGCAATTGATAAGGCTGGGATTCTTGAACACAAGATCAAGGGGGGAACGATAAAGGCCAAAAATGTAAAATACCTCACCATCCCACTTGCACCAGAGGCTTATGGAAGAAAGGCAAGGCGTTTCCCTGACCTGTTTGTTATCAAGAGCAAAAAGGGGAATCTGCTTTTGGTGAAGCCAGACAAGTCTAGCGGGAGTGTTCCGCGCCAGAAGTTCAGCGCCAAGAAAGAGGCGAAGCGGAAGCAACCCAAGACCGAGCGGC